GCTGTTGGCATCTTTGATGACGAGCAGACTACGATTGAGACTGGTAAGACATACATCTTCTTGGCTTCTAATAACAGAATTCTTGAAGCCATACCAGCAGACCAGATTGGCGATCACTCTAATGCAATCATCAAGTGGCTAAACTATAAAATGTTGCCATACAGTGGTGATGAACTATACGTAGTCTCATTCAAGCCAAGGGTAACTAAGGCTGGCAAGAAGATGGCTAACATGACTGTAGCAGATACAGCAAGAGATTTGCATCCAGTAACAGTGTTTCCAACACAGTTTGCTGATGCTTATATGAAGATTAAGGCTGGTAACGCATACCGCCTTAAGCTGAACAAAACAAAAGATGGAACAGTAATATTAGGAGAGATACTATCATGACAGCACCACTATCGTTTGACGGTCACGCACGGGAAGTGCACAAGAACGCAGTAACAAAAGGCTTCTGGCCAGACAGAGTAGATGATATCTTCATTGCTAAGCAGTGTATGATGATTGTTTCTGAAGTCACTGAGCTAATGGAAGCAATTCGTAAAGATCACGGTAAGGAAGCTGTGGCTCATGAAACAGCAGACATTCTTATCCGAACCCTTGACTTGTGGCAGGGTATGTTGGATAATGGATACGCTGAAGGATCTTTGCAGGCAGCATTTAACAATAAGACAGAACACAACAAATTAAGACCAGAGAGGCATGGTGTACGTTTTTAATGACTACTATTGAAGAAGCTCTAGCAATGCTAGACCCAAAGCTTAGGAAGAAGGTTGGGCCAGCTGTTGGCATTAAGACTGAGTTCCAGCCTACGCCAAGCCCTGGACTTAACAGGGCACTGGGTGGAGGGCTACCGTATGGCAGACAGGTGCTTCTGTGGGGTAGCAAGTCAAGTGCAAAGTCTTCTCTATGCCTTCAAACAATCGGTATGGCACAGAAAGAAGGCAAGCTTTGTGCTTGGGTAGATGCAGAAATGTCTTATGATGAAGAGTGGGCAAAGCGACTTGGAGTAAAGACAGAAGATCTCATCTATTCAGAAGCACGTAGCGTTAATGACATGGTGGATGTGGTCACGTCACTCCTACACGCTGGGGTAGACCTAGTTGTTATTGACAGTATTAGCTCACTGCTACCAGCTGTATACTTTGAGAAAGACTCTCATGAGCTTAAGCAGCTAGAGAATACCAAGCAAATTGGTGCAGAGTCTAAAGATCTTAAACATGCTTGGCTTATGATTAACTATGCAAATAATCAAGAGAAGCCAGCACTGGTGATTGCTATCTCTCAGTCTAGGAACAACATTGGTGCTATGTATACACAGGCTGTTCCTACTGGTGGACAGACGACCCAGTTTATGTCATCAACTATCATTAAGCTATTCTCGTCTGGCTCTGATGCTCAGGCTATTAAAGCTAAGGTAAAGTCTGGCGACAAGCTGATTGAGCAAAAGGTTGGTCGTAAGGTTCGATGGGAAGTAACTAACTCTAAGACTTCTGCTCCTGGAGATAGTGCCGAGTATGACTTCTACTACCGTGGAGATTATATTGGGGTCGATACCATTGCCGATCTTGTCGATACTGCAGAAATGCTTGGGCATGTCAATAGGACTGGTGCCTGGTATCAGCTAGAGGATGGCACAAAGCTTCAGGGTCGTGATGCCTTTGTTGAGAGGGTAAAAGAAGACGAGAAACTTCGTAATGAGCTATTGGAGAAGCTAGGTGAATAGATATACAGTATATAACGGTATCTTTAAGTGTCAAGAGTGCAACATGGTTGTTAATAGCTTAAGGTCATACCCAGAGCAGAAGAAGCTAACTTGGATGTGTAAACAAAAACATTTGAGTGAGGTTAGCCTACAAACCAAAAAGAATAAAAAGGACTATGAGCGAACGAGGTGAGTCAAAGCGAATAGGTGCTAAGCAGCATAAAAATTCTGGTAGAAATACCAAGAAGGGCGATGCAAGCTGGTATAACTTCGTAATTGACTTTAAAGAAGTAGGTAAGAGTTTTACTTTAAATAAAGATGTTTGGGCAAAAGCTACAACGGATGCCTTGAAATCTAACAAAGATCCTGCTATAGTTGTAGTTATAGGAGAAACACAAAAAACACGACTGGCAGTAATCGAGCTGTCATTGCTAGAACAACTGCTAGAAGAGAGAGAAAATAATGAAAATCTTAATGATTGACCTTGAGACGAGTCCTATTACGGCTCACACGTGGGGGCTGTGGAAACAGGACATCTCCATTAAACAAATTGTAAAAGCTACTGAAGTCATTTGCTTTGGTGCTCGTTGGTATGGTAAGAAGACTACCATGTTTAAGTCTGTACACCACCATGGCAAGCAGGAGATGCTTCAGACAGCCTGGGACCTTATTAATGAGGCAGATGCTGTTGTAGGTTGGAATTCAGCTTCCTTTGACATGAAGCATTTGCGTAGGGAGTTTTTGCTGAATGGTATGACACCACCATCACTAGCTAAAGACATTGATCTTATGCGTGTTGTGAAGAAGCAGTTTATGTTCCCTTCCAACAAGCTTGACTATGTAGCACAGGCACTTGGTGTGGGTGCCAAAGTTAAGCACTCAGGTTTTGACCTATGGATTAAGTGCATGGCTGGAGACAACAAGGCATGGGCTGAGATGAAGAAGTATCAAATCCAGGACGTAGACCTTCTTATTGATCTTTATGAGATTTTGCTGCCTTGGATTCAGGGACATCCTGTCGCTGGGCTTTACGAGGGCATCGAGGATGGCTGTGCTAACTGTGGCTCTCTTGACCTTACAGAAGACGGCGTATACGTTGGCACAACAGGATCTTACACCCAGTATGTTTGTGATAACTGTGGTAAGTGGAATAAGTCTACTAAGAGTATTCAGACAGCTAAAATTGCTGGTATCTAGAGAATGGTATAATTAACTGATGGAAAATACTGAAAATAAGACAACTTTAGATATGGTAAATGGGTTAGCAGAAATTGCTGACTTTATGAATGATGAAGAACTAACTACAGCATTGACTACTATAGCTAAATTGATTCTTAAACCAGATATTCCTTTGAATGTTGCTACCGTTGAGGTGGTTAGATTGCAAGCAATTGCAGCTAAGATGTCTTTTAAAGCAACGTGGATGGCAAACGTAGATAAGGGAGATAGGGCAAAAAAGAATATATACTTTACTGCAGCAGCATCAATCAATGAATTGGTTGCAGCTCTCAAGTATATTGCTCGATAACAATATGACTAAAAATTTATTACAAGAAGTGATGGGCACGTCCAACAAGATTAATACTGCTCAGGAAGAAATGAACGAGCTTGTTGATGCAATCAATGCTGGATATATCGCTAAGCGTGGCCCAAGACATCAGCAGAAGAAAACATTTGCTCCGTCTACCATTGCCTACGGCCATGGTGAGTGTGCTAGGTATTGGTATCTAGCATTTGAAGGTGGCGAATTCGAAGATCACGCAGATCCCTTTGCTGGTGCCAACATGACTAATGGCACTAAGTCGCATGAGCGTATTCAGCAGGCTATGAAGGATGCTGGAATAGTTATTGACTCAGAATTTAAGATTACGTACAATGATCCACCAATCTTCGGTTTCGGAGATGTTTTGATTGACTGGAAGGGAGAAGAGCTTTTGGTCGAAATCAAAACAGCTATGCAGGAGGGATTTGAGTATCGTAAGAAAAACCGTAAAGCAAAAGCAGGTCACTTGATTCAGATTCTTCTTTATATGAAGATTCTGAAAAAAGCAAGGGCTGTAATTATTTACGAAAACAAAAACAATCATGAACTATTGGCGATACCTGTCAATGTAAATGATTACTATATTGGGTGGATAGATCAGGCATTTGAATGGATGCGTACAGTTCGTAAGGCATGGGAAGATAAGACTCTGCCAAAGAAGAACTATCGCTCTAATTCAAAGATTTGCAAGACCTGCCCTTTGGCTAAGGTTTGTGCATCTGCTGGTGAGGGAGACATCAAGATTAATTCTCTGGAGCCTTTAGATGAAAAACTGTCAATGGTGTGATGAGGCTTTTGAGACCAACATATCTTACAAGATATATTGTTCTCCAGAATGTCGTGAAGCTGCCACTAAAGAAAAGATTGCTCAGAAGTATGCACAAAAGCGTAGAGAAAAAATGATGGGCAAGAAAAGATTTTGCAAGTCTTGTGGGTCGCCACTATCTGCATACAATGATGACAACATCTGTCATGCTTGTGAAGTAGATCCTAAGAATGTGGCTAAAGCATTAAAAGATCTAAAGGATATTGCAAATGGTAAATCTAAAAAAGATTGATCCTATTCCTTCTAGAATTTGTTCAATTGATGCTAGCACCAATAGCTTGGCCTTTGCAATTTTTGACGATGGCAATCTAACAAAATATGGAAAAATAAACTTTAGTGGAATTGACACATACCATAAAGTTAGAGATTCTGTTCGTAAGACGAGAGCATTTTTTGCTGAGCTAGAGACTATCGATGCTATTGTTATTGAACATACTATTTATATGAATAGTGCTAAGACGGCAGCAGATCTAGCTTTGGTTCAAGGTGCAATGCTAGCTGGCATATCTCTCAATAATGTTAGAATAATTAAATCAATTAACCCTATTGCTTGGCAAACCTTTCTAGGTAATGGGAAGCTAACCAAAGAAGAAAAAATAAAGATCAGAGAAGATAGTCCAGGCAGAAGTGAGTCATGGTATAAAAATCATGAGCGTGAATTTAGGAAGCAAAGAACAATTAAATTAATTGACATTAACTATGGCAAGAAAGTTTCGGACAACGACATCGCTGATGCCATAGGTGTTGGTCATTATGCTATTCATAATTGGCACAAGCTGGCTTGACAAGGAGATATGATGGCTGCTAAACTGTATCAGAATGAAAATTGGTTACGTAAAAGATATCATCTGGATAGAAAAAAGCCAGAAGAAATCGCCAAGGAATGCGGCGTAAGCTTGGCTACAATATATTCATATTTAGATAAGTTTAAGTTAAGGAAAAAATAATTGAGTAAAGAGACGGAAGATCAGATTGATCGGGTAGTGGGAGAGATTAAAGATATGCTCATTGCTAAGAACAGAGCATATGGTGATTCTGCCATCGACCCAGTTAGGGTTTTTTCTAAAGCAGATGCTGTAGAACAAATCTATGTTCGTATTGATGATAAGCTTTCACGTGTTAAGCGTGGGCATGAATATCCTGGAGATGATACTATTTCAGATCTTATTGGGTATTTAGTTCTGTTACTTATTGCAAAGGAGAGAGATGAAAAAGTATAGCGATGAAGAGCACCTGTCATTTGATGACATTTTGCTTATTCCACAGAGATCAAATGTAGCAAGTCGTAAAGACGTTAGTTTGCGTTCTACAATTGGAACTGGAACTAAGCGTTCCATTGGCTTGAACCTTCCGCTTATTGCCGCACCGATGGATACTGTGTGTGAGTGGGAGATGGCGGCTGCTATGCGTAAAGCTGGTGGCCTTGGAATTATCCACAGGTATTTGCCTATTGAGCAGCAGGTGGAGCAGGTCAAGCTTGCTGCTGCATCTAGCAGGGTAGTTGGTGGCTCGGTAGGCACTAAGGGAACATTCTTAACAGATGCATCACTTTTGGTAGAGGCTGGTGCTGCATTGATTCTTGTTGATACAGCTAATGGGCATAATGATTATGCGGTCAATGCTGTCAAGCATCTTCGTAATGCCTTTGGTAGAGATCTTCACATTATGGCTGGCAATGTTTCTACGTGGGATGGCTACGCTAGGTTAGCAGATGCTGGTGCAGACTCTGTCAGGGTAGGCATTGGTGGAGGCTCTGCTTGCACTACAAGGGTTGTGAGTGGACATGGTATGCCAACACTAGCATCAATTATGGATATTCGTGCTAACTTCAAATATGGAGATGGCCCAGACATTATTGCTGATGGTGGAATCAGAAACTCTGGGGATGCTGCCAAAGCTCTTGCAGCTGGTGCAAATGCGGTAATGGTTGGAAGAATGCTTGCTGGCACAAAGGAGTCTCCTGGTGAGATTGTGGATGGCCAGAAGGTATTCCGTGGAATGGCTTCGGCAGAGGCACAAGCAGATGGCCTTAAGTCTGTGTCTGGTGTAGAGGGTATTGCTACCACTGTCCCTTTTATTGGCAGCGTAAGCGATGTTCTGGCTGACTTCGAGGCAGGTCTTAAGAGTGCCTTGTCGTATACTGGTGCAGAAGATCTTCTTGACTTCCACAGCCTTAGTGTGTATAATAGAGTATCGAGTAATTCATTAAACGAAACTAAACCACACGCTAAGGAGTAACATTGCGTAAGCGTAAGTCTGTCCCACCACCACCAAGCAAGTTTTTTCGTTTCCCTGAAATCACTGTAGGTAATTTCATTATCGAAAAGGGAGATATGATTAAGATTGATGGTGAGTGGGGGCAAAGATTTAAGTTTGATTGTCTAGTTACAAATACAGAAACTGGTGCTCAGTGGATCGATTGTTTTGAGGTCCACAAAATGCGAACTGGTGTGCTAAGATCATTTAGGCTAGATAGAGTTAAGCGAATTCCAAAGAGAAGAGGTAAGCGTCGTGTCAAGCGAGGAACAGACAATACAGCATCTTGATGAAGTAAACAAGGTTGTTGGAGAATATCTAAAGGGTAATGACCCTACAAGGATTTCTAAAGAGCTTGCCATTCCAAGAACTAGAGTTGTTACTTTGATTAAAGAGTGGCAAACTATGGCTGCTGATAATACTGCAATTCGTGCAAGGGCTAAAGAAGCTCTTGCTGCTGCAGACGAACATTACAGTAGGCTTATCGCTAAATCCTACGAGGTTATTGATGATGCTGACACTAACGGTGATCTTAAATCAAAGGCTGGAGCAATCAAGCTAGTGATGGACATTGAGTCTAAGCGTATTGAAATGCTCCAGAAAGCTGGTCTGCTTGAAAATAAAGAACTAGCGGAAGAGATGATGGAGATCGAACGTAAGCAGGATATCCTTAAAAAGATTCTTATGGATATTGCTTCTGAGCACCCAGAGGTTAGAGATAAGATTATGAGACGTTTATCTGAGGCTGCTAGCAAAGGGGAAACCATAACGGTGGTTCAGGATGTTTGATGATTTTATTGAAGTCCTAGCCGACAACCCATTTGAAGAAGATCCTGTTGATGTAAAGACTTTCGTGGAGGACGAACAGTTCCTTGGTCAGCCACCACTGTCAGACATACAGTACGATATTGTTTTGGCAATGAGCCAAATCTACAAGCAGGAAGATCTTCAAAGACTGCTTGGTGCAGATGAAGGTTCTAGGTTTTATAAAAAGTATACAAAAAATGAAGTTATTCTGCAGCTAGGCAAGGGTAGCGGTAAAGACTTTGTATCTACAGTAGCTGTAGCATATATTGTTTACAAGCTTCTTTGTCTCAAAGATCCAGCAAGATATTATGGTAAGCCGTCTGGTGACGCTATCGATATTATCAATATTGCTATTAACGCACAGCAGGCGAAGAACGTTTTCTTTAAGGGCTTTAAGACTAAGATTGAAAAGTCACCTTGGTTCGCTGGTAAGTATTATGCCAAGATGGACTCTATTGATTTCGATAAATCGATTACCGTTTACTCTGGTCACTCTGAACGTGAGTCTCATGAGGGTCTGAACCTTCTTGTTGCAGTTCTTGATGAGATTTCTGGTTTTGCTAGTGAGACAAACACTGGTAATGAGCAGGGCAAGACAGCAGATAATATCTATAGGGCATTCCGTGGAACTGTAGATTCACGTTTCCCAGACCTTGGCAAGGTAGCACTACTCTCCTTCCCTCGTTATCCTGGAGACTTTATTTCTACTAAGTATGAAGATGCAATTCTAGATAAAGAGGTTATCCAGAGAAGCCACAAGTTTATTATGAATCCAGATCTTCCAGAAGACATGGAAGGCAATACTTTAGAAATTTCCTGGGACGAAGATCGCATTACTAATTATAAGTATCCTGGAGTGTTTGCTCTTAAAAGACCTACCTGGGAAGTAAATCCTACACGTTCTATCGAAGACTTTAAGCTAGCCTTCTATACGGACCTTGGCGATGCCATGATGCGTTTTGTTTGTATTCCAACCTATGCTTCAGATGCATTCTTTAAGCAGAGGGAAAAGGTAAGAGACGCAATGACTCTTAGAAATCCCCTAGACAATGTTAGAAGATTTGATCCTACGTTTAAGCCAGATCCAGATAAGGTATATTTTGTTCACGCTGACCTTGCACAGAGGCATGACAAGTGTGCTGTAGCTATTGCACACGTAGACAAGTGGGTTAACATTCAAGTAATAAAAGACTACGAGCATGTCGCACCGATTGTTGTTGTGGATGCCGTGGCATGGTGGGAGCCACGTATCGAAGGGCCAGTGGATCTATCTGAAGTTAAGCAGTGGATTCAAAACCTAAGAAGAATTGGTTTTAATATTGGCATGGTTAGCTTTGACCGTTGGCAATCTTTTGATATCCAGAATGAGCTAAAGCAGGTTGGCATTAGAACAGAGACAGTTTCTGTAGCCAAGAAGCACTATGAGGATATGGCTATGCTTGTGTACGAAGACAGGTTGGCAATGCCTGCAATTGAACTCCTTTTTGAAGAGCTTACAGAGCTAAAGATTATGAAAAACAATAGGGTAGACCACCCTCGTAAAAAGTCTAAGGACTTGGCTGACGCTGTATGCGGTGCTGTGTTTGGTGCAATATCACACACCCCAAGGAATATCGATCAAGAGGTTGAGATTCACAGCTTCCGTGATAGGCCAAAGGATCGACTTGAAGAGCTACCCCCTAACGTGATACAATATAAACCCATGCCAGAAGATGTAAAAGAATACTTGGACAGCTGGGGGATGCTTTAACTTTAAGCAACCTTTAAGTTTCCGTTTTGATTTTATTCGTAAAGAGGATGTAGAATTGATTTTACCTATTAGTATTGTTTACTTTTCAAACGTATCTGAAAACACAAAAAGATTTGTTGAGAAGCTTGACACAAATGCTAATAGGTTGCCCATTAAATGGGATAGGGATAACCCTTTTCTTATTGAGGAAGAGTATGTCCTAGTTGTTCCTACTTATGGTGGGGGTAGTGAAGGTCATGCCATACCAAAATCTGTTAGAGAATTTTTAAATGTTAAATCTAATAGACAATATTTGCGTGGTGTGATTGGAACTGGTAATACTAATTTTGGTGAGCATTATTGTAAGGCAGCAGAGATGATCTGCGAAAAGACTGGTGTTCCACTAATTGCCAAAGTAGAGTTGCTTGGCACAGCAGAAGATGTAGAAAAAATAATAGGAAGGTTAAGGCTGCTTTATGAGTACGAATTATAGCTATCATGAGCTAAACGCAATGTTGAATCTCTATGGTGAGGACGGCAAGATTCAGTTTGACAAAGACAAGGAAGCGGCTAAGGCATATTTCCTAGACCACGTAAATCAAAATACTGTGTTCTTCCACAGCTTGGAAGAAAAGATTGATTACTTGATTGAAAGCGAATACTATGAGCAGGAAGTTCTTGACCAATACGACTTTGATTTTATAAAGTCTTTGTTTAAGCAAGCTTATGCACACAGGTTCCGCTTCCCAACGTTTCTTGGAGCATACAAGTTTTACACAAGCTATGCCCTAAAGACATTCGATGGAAGTCGATACCTTGAAAGGTTTGAAGACCGTGTTTGCATGAATGCACTCATGCTTGCACATGGAGATAAAAAGCTTGCTCAGGATCTCGTAGAAGAGATTATTACTGGGCGATTCCAGCCTGCTACACCAACCTTCTTGAATTCTGGCAAGAAGCAGAGGGGTGAATTTGTTTCATGCTTCCTGCTTCGTATCGAAGATAATATGGAGTCTATCTCACGAGGCATCAATTCTTCGCTGCAGTTGTCAAAACGTGGAGGTGGTGTAGCACTTAACCTAACCAACCTACGTGAAGCTGGTGCACCAATTAAGAAGATTGAGAACCAGTCCTCTGGTGTGCTACCCGTAATGAAATTGCTAGAAGACAGCTTTTCCTACGCTAACCAGCTAGGTGCTCGTCAGGGTGCTGGTGCAGTTTACCTAAACGCACACCACCCAGACATCTTGCAGTTCCTTGATACCAAGCGTGAGAACGCAGACGAAAAGGTTCGTATCAAGACACTAAGCCTTGGTGTGGTTGTGCCAGACATCACGCTAGAGCTTGCCAAGGCCAACGAGGACATGTATCTGTTCTCGCCTTATGACATTGAGAGGGTATACGGAGTTCCAATGTCTGATATTTCTATTGCAGAGAAGTATCAGGAGATGGTAGACAATGCTGATATTCGTAAGAAGAAGATTAACGCTCGTGATCTGTTTCAAACTATTGCTGAGCTTCAGTTTGAGTCTGGATATCCTTATGTAGTATATGAAGACACTGTAAACAATGCTAATCCAGTCGAGGGTAGAATCAACATGTCTAATCTTTGTTCTGAGATTCTTCAGGTAAACACACCTACAACATATAATGCAGACTTGTCTTATGATGAGATTGGTAAAGATATTAGTTGTAATCTTGGCTCATTGAATATTGCTAAGATGATGGAGTCGCCAGACTTTGGCAAGAGTGTTGAGGTTGCTATCAAAGCTTTGACATCTGTTGCTGACCTTAGCTACATCGAGTCCGTAATGTCTATTGCTGAGGGTAACAAAAAGTCACGTGCTATTGGTCTAGGCCAGATGAACCTACATGGCTATTTCGGCAAAGAGAGAATGCACTATGGGGATGAAGAGTCTATTGACTTTACTAATATTTATTTCTACACCATCTTGTTCCATGCTCTCAAGGCTTCTAGTGAGATGGCTAAGAAAACTGGCAGTCCATTCGACAACTTTGAAAATTCAAAGTATGCTTCTGGCGAGTTCTTTGAGAAGTATACCTGCTGCGATTGGAAGCCAGCAACCAAGAAGGTAGCCAAGCTATTCAAGAATGCCAACATTGATATTCCTAATGCAGCAGATTGGGAAAAGCTAAAAAGATCAGTAATGAAGCATGGCTTGTACAATCAAAACCTACAGGCTGTTCCACCTACTGGATCAATTAGCTACATCAATAATAGTACAAGCTCTATTCACCCCATTGCTTCTCAGGTTGAGATTCGTAAGGAAGGTAAGCTAGGTCGTGTCTACTACCCAGCACCATATCTAACTAACGAGAATAGGGAATACTTTACAGATGCTTATGAGATTGGGCCAGAGAAGATCATTGATGTCTATGCTGCTGCAACACAGCACGTAGACCAAGGTCTATCTCTAACGCTATTCTTTAAGGATACTGCTACTACTCGTGACGTAAACAGAGCACAGATTTACGCATGGAAGAAAGGTATCAAAACAATTTATTACATCCGTATCCGTCAGCAAGCTCTGGAGGGCACTGAGATGGACAACTGCGTAAGTTGTATGCTATGAGTCAAGGAAGGTATGCATATTTAATGGAAAAATTTATTAAGCCAATTAACTGGAATAAGATCGAAGACCCAGTTGATCTAGAGGTGTGGAACAGGCTCACAGCCAACTTCTGGTTGCCAGAAAAAGTTCCAGTAGCTAATGACATCCAATCTTGGTCACTTATGACAGACGAAGAAAAAGAGCTAACGAAGCGTGTATTCACTGGCTTAACAATGCTTGACACCGTACAGGCGACTGTAGGGGCTATCAAGCTAATGCCAGATGCACAGACACAGCATGAAGAAGCAGTGCTAACCAATATTGCTTTTATGGAGTCTGTTCACGCTAAGTCATACTCTAATATCTTTTCTACTCTCTGTTCTTCAGATGAAATTGAGGACATCTTCCGTTGGAGCATGGAGAATCCTTATCTTAAAAAGAAGGAAGAGATTATTCTAAAGCGATACGATGGCAAGAATGAGATGGAAAGAAAGATTGCATCTGTATTGTTAGAATCTTTCTTATTCTATTCTGGATTCTATTGGCCAATGTATTTGTCATCAAGATCTAAGTTAACTAATACCGCTGACATGATTCGTCTTATCATTCGTGATGAGGCTGTGCACGGTTACTACATTGGCTACAAGTTCCAGCAGCGTTATGCGAATCTGGTTGATGAAGCTAAGGATAGATATAAGACATACGCTTATGATCTTACGATGGAACTGTTTGATAATGAGGCAAAGTATACTGCTGACCTATATGACGGGGTAGGACTAACAGAAGACGTAAAGAAGTTCTTGCACTATAATGCAAATAAAGCACTAATGAACCTAGGCTTTGATGCATTGTTCCCAGCAGAACTAACTAATGTTAATCCTGCTATCATGGCAGCACTGTCACCTAATGCTGACGAGAATCACGACTTCTTCAGCGGTAGTGGATCATCATATGTCATCGGCAAGCACGAGAGCACTACTGATGACGACTGGGATTTCTGATATACTTTTTGTATGGAAGAAGAAGCAGACTGGGAACAGCTAAAAAAAGATTTGTGTGATCCAACATATGCTGAAATTTTTTTAAAGACTGCTATGGCCATTATTATTGATAAGGAGCTTCATGGAAAACAAGAATAGAAAATTAGACTGGAAATCATTCCATGACCCAAGATCAACAGATTATCCAATTAGAAGTCTTATTGGTGTAGGCAAAGTAAAGAAAAAGAGAGTAATGTGGGATGAGGGCGTTGTTCTTGATCAGGGTTCAGAGGGTGCTTGTGTTGGGTTTGGCTGGATGGGAGATCTGCTAGCTGCTCCATTTGCACCAGATGAACAACCAGATGTTGGATATGCAAATTCATTGGCAGTAAGTTATTATAAACGTGCACAGAAAATAGATCAATGGCCTGGGGAAGACTACGAAGGCACTTCTGTTCTTGCTGGTGCAAAGATCATGAAAGAAGAAGGCTTTATCAGTAGCTATAGGTGGTGCTTTGGTATTGATGATGTTCGTGATACCGTAATTACAACTGGACCAGTTGTTATTGGTGTGCCATGGCGTAGTGGCATGTATAGCACTAAAGCCAACGGCCTAGTCTCTGTCGCTGGTAGAGAGGTCGGTGGTCACTGCCTAGTTATTACTGGTTATGATCCAGCTATGCAAATTAGAAATAAAACCTATGAGGTTTTTAGGTGGAGAAACTCTTGGGGAGATGACTACGGAATCAATGGATCTGGCTATATTCTTGCAATTAATTTGAGCCAGCTTCTTAGAACTAACGGTGAAGCTTGCGTTCCTATCGGCAGAGTTAAGCCATCATTCTCTGGAGGATTCTGGAAGGGCATACAAAATTTATTCGTCCAAAGACTGTTTAGAAACGAGTAAAATTGGAAACAACATTTTCTAACAAGTGCAATATCCTAAGCGAGCTTTGGATTAAATATCGTAATGAAGAAAAGCTTGCTGACTTTTTCGATTATAACGATATCAGTCTGCCACTGGCTTTTATGATTAGCGAAGGTGTTATTACTGAACACAATGTAATCATAGAAGGCTTTATCGAAGAGGCTTTTATTGTTTTCCTTGCAGCTATCAAGATTGAAGATCAAGGATTTGACAATCTTGATGAAGTGTTGGTAGAATATTTAGAAGACGATTTCGATAACTAAACAGTGGTGGGGTGTAGCTCAATTGGCAGAGCAGAGAGCTGTTAACTCTAAGGTTCCTGGTTCGAGTCCAGGCATCCCAGCGATGGCCCATTAGCTCAGTTGGTCAGAGTGCCGCCCTGTCACGGCGGAGGTCGCCAGTTCAAGTCTGGTATGGGTCGCTTATAATTAAATATTGCCTCCTTAGCTCAGTTGGCCAGAGCATCGCTCTTGTAAAGCGAGGGTCATCGGTTCGAATCCGATAGGAGGCTCGGCAATAAAATATGCCTCTGTAGCTCAGGGGACAGAGCATCGGACTTCTAATCCGTGTGTCGTAGGTTCGAATCCTACCAGGGGTACAAAGAGAGAGTATAATGGAATGAGATGTCAGCTGTAATTGTTTATAATGGTGGTGGGTCAGAGATCCTAGGTGCCGTATCAATTAAAAAAGCTATTACTATGCTATACCGTGGTGTTGCCTACATCAAGGTAGAATCGGAGGATGGACGGTTTGGTCCGTATCCTATCCCACATTCAATTGAACTAATTAAGTATATTTTTCCAAAATGGAAGTATCAAAGACGCATCATTCACTACTCTCGTAAAGGCGTTTTAGAACGTGATGGATACATCTGTGCTTATTGCCATGGCTATGCTAATACCATTGATCACGTTGTTCCTAAGTGCAATGGTGGAACTTCTGATTGGTTAAATACGGTGGCATGTTGTAGACCATGTAATACCCGAAAGGCTGGCAGAACGCCACAGGAGGCTTCTATGACCCTTCTGAACAGGCCAGTTGCTCCAGCTTGACATATAAAATTTGAGGGTGTACAATATTTATATGAGTGAGATTACTGTAGAGCAATACCAAGAAGCATACAATGACTGGGTAAAAACCTATAGGCCAGTAAAATTCGTTGAGTATTCTGCAGATAATCTTGAACTCATGAAGAAGCAAGATCCACGTTACGTGTGGACTGATCACGACACTTGTGAGAACTCTAAGCTAAGTGCTGGCTTTCATTTCTTTGGCGATCCACCTAGCTGCTGCTGGGTAACACATGGCTGGCACATTGTTGAGGTAGCACA